ATGAGTCGATATTTCGCCGATCCTAGGAATCAGGCGATAGTAGAACAAAACCAAAAGGACCTTGGCTACGCAGCCAGGTTGAAATTTGTCATTGATGGGCGCCTTGAAATTATAGGTGTTCATATCGATTTTGTTGATGGAAGGCCCAGGCATGCAAAGGCTTGGTGCCCAGCCGTCAAGAAATGTATTGGCAAATTGGGGGGAAAAGTAGGGGTTGATTGTTCAACCGGGGCTGTTGTAGCCCGGTTCTTGTCGTTGAGCACCATCTGTGCTGGAACGATCGACCCTTTGTGCGAGGCTTTTCTTAATAGTGCTCTGAGGCACATCAATCGTTTGGAGGAAGCTCAACCCGATGCGGGTATGGGCTTTGATGAGTTCATGGACCAGACGATTCGAGTTAAAGAGTGGGACCACTTGCACAAGGTGGGTCTGGAGTTGGGGGTTCACACCATGCGTGATATTTACGACAACGCTTGTTCGAAGTACACAAACGCATGCGCCCCATCAACAACAGACCAAATAAAGATGTTGAATATTTCTTTGTTTGAGAGGGCTGACCATCCAGATCGTCTGGATGGTGATGATTTTGCCAAATTACAGCATTTTGCATCTCTATTGGAGTCAGAGATGGGTGACGAGGAGATGTTCTCTTTGTTGCCAAAGCAACTTTGGAAGTAAACGGAAAGCAATCTAATTCGGGCCACAAAGCTGGCCCCGCTGAAGCCAACTGATGATTCCCGTCAGCGTTAAAATAATAGGGATGAAATGAAACTACGGTACCCCTTGCTCAGGGTAACAGAGCTTGTATAATTGGCTTTAGGCCATATCTTTTAATTACGGACTGACCTCCTTTCCGGCGTTCGACCGGGAGTAGCAATTTCCATGTGACCGTGCGCTTCGGCGCATCTTGGCTGCTTCCGGCGTTCGTCCGGTGGAGAGACTTGCAAATCACTATTGCATTTAATTAACACGTACCGCTTTTAAAGTTTCGACTGTACAGTTCCGATGGGTGGAAATAAGGGCCGAGGAAAGAGTGGGCCAAGGAAGACGCAATGGGTACCAGTTACGGAGTCAGCTCTTTTGACTGGGATCAAACAAGGCGCCGCGCAATCCGTTACGAAAGCGTTCGG